CACAATCATCACCCCAAACCCTCCTCAAATGCCCTACAATACACCTGTAGTTCACCAGAGCACTATGTATCTCTCTTGTCCTGTTACATACGATCTACAAGATGCTGAATGGTTTGAAGATCTTCAAGATGCAAAAGATGATGCAATGGATTGGTCCATTGATCTAAATGGTGAGAATGTGATTGTTTATGAAGCAGTAGATGGTCCTTATGGTTATGATTTCAAACCTCTGACTTCTATCTTTGCTTGAATCACAATGAACAAACTCACTAAAGCACAAAAAGAAATTCTTCTCACTCTTGAGAATGGTGATGAAGTTCTGAATTATACTCAACGTATGCGAGCAATTCAACCACTGATTGATGCTGGTATTGTTTATATTAAGGTGACCAATGATAAGAATGGTATTACAGAAGATGTAAGAGTTGCATTAGTTAATTAAGTTCCTTTTTTCTTCTCCTGATGACTACCGCACAAAAACTTGAACGTCATTTCTTTTTGAATCTCATTACTCTTGTAAATGAAGTTCAATCAGATGTAACAACTCTCCCTTCTCAAGTTAATTCTAATTCTAAATCTCAATGGATCAAATCAATCAAAAAGACTCGTATCAAGAGTTCTGCTCTGAATCGAGTCTAGATCTATTCATCTCTCATAGAGATACTTCTGAACCATCAATTCAAGAATTAGCAGATCATTATAAGGTTACAGTAGACTATTATCTACACGAATTTGTGTAATATGTATACGATATAACAGTTTTGTTATGTTTTTATTTTAATGTTTTATTAAACATAAGAAAGCATTAAAAAGAGAGAAGGTATTTGGGACACTTTCTCTCTCTTGTTCTTGTTATGTAACTAACTCTTCTTATGTGTTGAGTTCTTGTGTAACTGACTTTCTTTATGTGTCTTGAGTTCTTGTGTAACTGACTTTCTTTATGTGTTATTATTTCTCTAAACCCTTCTGGTTCTTGTGGTCTTGGCGAGCATAATACCATAAGACCGCCGAAAAGTCAACCCCCCAAAAATAAAAATGTTAGAATACTCAATTATTTATACAGTTGACTTTTTTCACATCATCTGCTATAATTATAAGTGTTGAATTCCTAACAAATTATGCTTAAGTCTCTTACAAAAGGACAGAAGAACAAGTACAGGATTACATTAGAAATGGAAGTAAATGAGGACTTTAATCCTTATAATCTCAACTGGCGCAAGGTATTTGATCTATCAGGAAATGAGAGGATTAAGAGTTATGTAGAGGATTTAAGTCTACCTTTTACAAGAATTTAATTGTATAAATAAAAGAGTATAAGTTAATTTCTTATAGAGCAGCAATTGAACTCTCCTACGGGATAAAGAGGTAACAATCTGACAAAGAAAGAGACAAGTACACCTTTTCTTATATGATAAAAAGAGGGAGTTAGAACGCGGTCTCCGGCGCAATAAAATCGTTAAGTTTAACACACTTAGAAATCCAAAAAGCGAATAATTAAAGACTCACCGAACAGAATAAAAAAAGATAGGACGATTCCTAGATAGAAACTTATGTGCTTTTTTTAAGTTTCTTCTACGCAGGAGTCAATTTATAATGTCTGGATGTTCTTAAGACTCATAAGATCAGTGAGATCTCAACAGTCTCAGGACACTTGTACAACTGGCACAGTCATCACCCCACAGACCCTTAAAATGCGTTATACTGTAAGGGTGATGAGGGCAGTGCGTGAATTCGTATTGTTCTGATTACATCGTCCACTACACTTTCCGTTGATTATGATGAACCGTAAGGTTGCTGTTGGTATGCTTCGTCAAGGACAGATTGGTTCTCAAGTTCTTGAAATCTTGAATGTCGTTGTAGATGATATTCGGGATTCTATCTGTGAAGCAGAAGGTATTGCTAATTGCCCCGAGAATGAGGATGAAATTAGTGCAAAGATGATTCTGGTATAATCGCACAAATCGTTCTTGGTATGATGCGTCGTGGTAATGACGGCAATTCTATTCTTGAGATTCTGGATCTTATCGTCAAAGAATATCAAGAACAACAATCTACAAAGAATCAACCAACACTTGATCCTATTGCCTTCTAACTAATTCGTATAAGACAGTGTGGGATGTTCGTTATTACACTCACACTGTCTTGTTCGTTATAAACACACAGTAGAAACTCTTCTCTCTCTGTGTGTTTATAATACATCACGAATAAGTAATAGTTATTCGTGTTAGACAGTTATTCGTGTTAGACAGCGTTTTGATTTGTGGGTGATTCTTATAAGCGTAGCGATGCCCCCCCATAAGGGTTCTTAAGGCGTTCGGTGCCCGTATATAAAAAGGGTAACTACCCTAACCTACAGAGGTGACAAAACGAGAGAGTGATATAGAGAATATAAAAAAAATTTTTGGTAAATTTTTTGAAGTAAACCCCCCTTTTTATCTTTTTTTATATTATGATAAGAGCAAGAAGAAAGAATGCGCCATATTGGAATTTTTGGCGAGTTATATTTGCGGGATGGATAATTAGATATCCAGGTACATTTTTTAAGATTATTGGAGTACCTTTTGGTATTATGATAGTTTTGATATATAATTCAGTAATGAATTAAAAAAAGGGTCAAAAAATTCCGCAAAAATTTTTTACGTATAGGAGGTTTATATGAATAAGATATATCACATATATGCGAAAGACAGATGTTTATATCATTCATTAAATGAGGAAGATTTTAAGAGTATATGGAATGATTTGAATAAGATGGTAGGTATTATGAAGACAGATTATAATGAGGAAGATTTAAGTTATGAGGAGTTAATAATGAATAAGGGTATGAGTTTAGAATCTTCTCATTGACTTTGACTAGATAATATGATAAAATTGAATTGAGGTTATTTATTCTCTTATGGCAAAAGGATTTACAGTAAAAGCGAAAACACCAGTGAAGAAAGAAACTAAAGAAGACTGGGATTATGAAAAAATTAAAGAGAGGATGCGTGGGAAGAGTATTGTATTTTGTCTTCCAGGGCGTGGATGTTCATTTACATTTTTGAAAAATTTTGTACAGATGTGTTTTGATCTTGTACAAAATGGAATGAGCATTCAAATTTCTCAAGATTATTCATCAATGGTAAATTTTGCACGATGCAAGTGTCTTGGTGCAAATGTACTACGAGGACCAAAACAAGTACCTTGGGATGGTAAACTACAATATGATTACCAATTATGGATTGATAGTGATATTGTATTTACTACAGAGAAGTTTTGGCAATTATGCGATCTTGCACTTAATGATGAAGGAGAAGAAAAAGAAATTGTTGCTGGCTGGTATTGTACAGAAGATGGACGTACAACTTCAGTAGCGCATTGGTTAGAGGAAGATGATTTCCGTGCGAATGGTGGTGTAATGAATCACGAAACCATTGATAGTATTAGTAAACGTCGTAAGCCATTTACTGTTGATTATACAGGATTTGGTTGGGTATTAATTAAGAATGGAGTTTTTGAAAATCTTGAATATCCTTGGTTTGCACCAAAGATGCAAGTCTTTGAATCTGGTGCAGTACAAGATATGTGTGGTGAAGATGTATCATTTTGTCTTGATGCAAAAGAAGCAGGTTTTGAAATTTGGTGCGATCCTCGTATTCGTGTAGGACACGAGAAAACAAGAGTTATTTAAGTCTTTATGAATATTCGTTACAAAGGACGAAAAATTTATCAAGATTTATCATATGAAGAATGTTTAGAAGTTCTTCAAGAATTATCAGAACAATATTATAATTCTGGTAATTATGATCCATATGAAATTGAATTGGAGGAAACATGGCAATCAAAAAATCACTAATTGGTACAGTATTTGTGGAATCCACACCCAAAAAATCCCGACAGGGAACTGGGAAACATACCAAATATGCTGCAACCAGTAGAAATGGTGTAAGAAAAAAATATAGGGGTCAGGGAAAATAATTTCTCAAAACAACTCTGCGTTTATAAACACTCAGATATTCTGAGTGTTTTTTTATAATTATAGATAATTATGAGATCTATAATTATTATGAGATCTTATGTGATTTATAATTATTATGAGATCTTATGTGATTTATAATTATTATGAGATCTTATAAAAAACGAGCTCGCTCGTTTCTCTAGAAAAAAACTCAGAAAAATAAACTCTAAATGTCTTGCTTAATCTGCAACTTACCTTCTCAAGAAGTATGGGTAAGAAAAGAATATTTAACTGACCATCAAAGTGGTTTTGGAGAATTTGAAAAAGGAATATGGGTAAGTGCAAAGTCTATTCCTGGAAGAACATTTTATATTGAAACATATCTTCCTGAGTATGCTGCAATGTATGATAAACTTCCAATCAGTGCATTTGTGTCGCGTCCTGAAATTCCAGATCCAGATATGAATCTTCCAAATTTACAATTCTGGAATTGTATGGACTATGGAATAGTAGCAGTAGATAAGAAATTTATTGGATCAATGGATTTTGAGATTTACACTCGTGATTATGGAAATATTAAAGGAACATATATTTGTACTTTAGATAATTATCATCAGGATCCTGATGCAATTGATTATGCAACAAGTGAAAATCCATCAGAACATAAATCACATAATTTAATTGAACTTAATAATGGTCAATTTGCACTTTATCCAAATAATAGAATGAGAATTTATGATAATAGTTTAACACCAAAAGAACCAAAGAAACCAGATTTTAAAGTTTCTACTCAATATTACCAAGTTGAAAATGGATATGAAAGACTTGGTATGGGAAATGAGGAAGATTATTTTTGGAAAACTGCAAAAGAAAGGTTAAATAGTAATAGTTAAATCGGAGATTTAAAATGGGAAAACCAAGTGATAGAAATAATCAATATATGAAAGAAATGTGGGGAACAACTGAATTAATTACAGACTATTATAATGGACTTGATAAAAAACTCCTTCAAGAAGTTAATTATGATGATTCAAAAGTCATAACAGAAAAAGATTGTAGATGTAAATCTTATGCTCCATCTTTTTTATCTGAATAAATAAGATAGAATTCAACGCATTTTATGCCTGTAGAGAGAGTAAGTAAAGAATTCAAAGATATTAGTTTGTCTCTACAGGTAAATCCTTTAAATTATGATTTGATTGTAATTAAAAATGAAACTGCTATTGCTCGTTCTATTCGCAATTTAGTATTTACATTACCTGGAGAAAAATTTTTTAATCAAACTTTAGGATCAAATATATCACAAAGTCTTTTTGAATCTCTTGATGACGTATCTGCTGCTGCAATACAAGATGAGATTTCAAATACAATCAGAAATTATGAACCAAGAGTTAATTTAATTTCTGTTGATGTTTCCCCAAATTATGATACAAATGAATTTAATGTAACAATTAGATATTATATTGTGGGTATTGATGCATTACCTCAAGAATTATCTTTCGCACTACAGTCAGTAAGATAAATGTCTCTAGTCAATTTTACAAATTTAGATTTTGACCAGATCAAAACATCCATTCAGGATTATTTGAGATCTAACTCAAATTTTACTGACTATGATTTTGAAGGATCTAATTTATCAGTTCTAATTGACGTATTAGCATATAATACGTATATTGCATCATATAATGCAAATATGGTGAGTAATGAAGTTTTTATTGATAGTGCAACATTAAGAGAAAATGTTGTTTCTTTAGCAAGAAATATAGGATATATTCCAAGATCAAGAAAAGCATCAAAAGCAAATATTAGTTTTTTTGTTGAAGTTGATGATAGTACTATAAAAACTGTTACTTTAAAGAGTGGAGTTATATGTAATTCTACAAGTTTCAGTCAGTCAAGATATGTATTTTCTCTATTAGATGATATTACAGTACCTGTAGTTAATGGAATTGCATCATTTGATGCTATAGATGTTTATGAAGGGTCTTATGTAAATTCAAATTTTACCGTAAATACAAGTACACAAAATCAAAGATTTATCATTGATAATAGGGGAGTTGATACATCTACAATTAAAATAACTGTAAGAGAAACAGAATCTAGTACAAGTACACAAAGATATGTTAATGCATCAAGTATACTTGACGTTACATCAATATCCAAAGTATTCTTTATTCAAGAAATAGAAGATGAGAGATATGAGGTTATATTTGGTGATGGAGTATTTGGAAAAAAATTAGAAAATAATAATTATATTGAAGTATCATATTTAATCTCTAATGGTAATAGTGCAAATGGAATTTCAGAATTTAACTTTTCTGGAACTTTAATTGATAATCAAAACAGATCTTTATCTGGTACTCCATCATTAATTACTACAAATATATCTTCTACTGGTGGATCTGAAATAGAATCTATTAACTCTATTCGTAATTTTGCTCCAAGAATATACTCCACACAAAATAGAGCAGTCACTGCATCAGATTATGAAGTATTAATTCCTAAAATTTATTCTGAAGCAGAATCTGTAAGTGCTTTTGGAGGAGAAGAACTAACTCCACCACAGTATGGGAAAGTTTTTATTACCATTAAGCCATTTTTTGGTTCATTTCTTTCTAATGGTATAAAAGATAATATTAAAGCAGAACTTAGAAAATATTCAGTTGCAGGTATTGTTCCCGAAATATTAGATATTAAATATCTTTATATTGAACTTGAATCAAATGTATATTATGACTCCAACTCTGCAGTAAGTTCTGATTTAATTCAATCAAAAGTAACAAATAATATTAACAAATTTGCTGATTCTGAAGAATTAAACAAGTATGGTGCAAGATTTAAGTTTAGTAAATATCAAAAATTAATTGATAATACTGATTCTGCAATTACTTCTAATATTTCAAAAATACAAATTCGTAGAGATTTACAAGCTTCTTTGAATCAATTTGCAGAATATGAGATTTGTTTTAGAAATAAATTTCATATCAAAAATAGTTCTGGATATAATATTAAGTCTTCTGGATTTAAAGTTAGTGGTATTTCAAAAACCGTTTATTTTGGAGATACTCCAAATTCAAATAAAACAACTGGAGATCTTTTTCTATTTTATTTAAATTCTGATGTTGGACCAGTGGTTATAAAGCGTTCCATTGGTATTGTAGATTATGTGAATGGGGAAATTACAACAAATCCATTAAACATCATTCAAACAGAAAAAAGTGATGGAGGAACACCAATTATTGAAATTTCAGTTTCTCCAGAATCTAATGATGTTCTAGGTATACAAGATTTATATTTACAAATAGATACTAGTAAAATTGTGGTAAATACTATACAGGATAATATTGAATCTGGATCAGATACTTCTGGATCAAATTATATTGTAACTTCTAGCTATACAAATGGATCTTTAGTAAGAAAGTAATAAATGGAAAACACTAGAGTTAAAATCAGTTCAATTGTAGAGAGTCAACTCCCTCTTTTCGTAAGAGAAGATTATCCTTTAGTTACTGAACTTCTTACTGAATATTATAAATCATTAGAATCTAAAGGATCTTCTTATGATATAGTTCAAAATATTGATAGTTATATCAAGGTAAATAATCTTTCCAATTTAGTTGAAAGTTGTGAATTAACTTCTAATGTATCTTTTTCAGATACTACTATAAGTGTTGATAATACTGATGGATTTCCAAAATCATATGGACTTCTTTTAGTCAATAGTGAAATTATTCTTTACAAATCAAAAACATCTAATACATTTAATGGTTGTGTTCGCGGATTTAGTGGAATTACAGAATACTCTGTAGGAAACACAGAAGATTTAAATTTTTCAACAAGTGAAATATCAGAACATTCTTCTGGAGATATTATTACTAATTTAAGTTCTTTATTTTTAAAAGAATTTTTTGTAAAAGTTAAGAAGCAATTTGCTTATGGATTTGATAATAGGGAATTATTTGATGGATTAAATGAAAATATTTTCATTAAACAATCAAAAGATTTTTATAGTTCAAAAGGTAGTGATAGGTCTTTTGAAATATTATTCAGAGTATTATATGGTAAAGATGTAAAAGTTATATTACCTCGTGATTATTTAATTCGCCCATCAGATGCTCAATATCGTGTAACTCGTAATTTTGTAGTTGAAGCAATTGAAGGAAATCCAGAGGATTTAATAAACAAAACTGTTTTTCAAGATCAGTTCGGAGATATTCCAAAATCTTTTGGTACTGTTACTGATGTTCAAAAACTAGTCAAGAATGGTAAAGAATATTACACATTAATGTTAGATTATGATTTTGATAAGGATATTATTGTTACTGGATCAATTTTTGGTGATTTAAAAATACATCCAAAAACAATAGTTGTTGAAAATATTTCAAGTAATTCTACAACTATTGCTGTAGATTCTACAATTGGATTTCCTACAGAAGGAACACTAATATTAAATAATGATTTAAATGCCCAAATTATATCTTATAATGGAAAAACTGTAGATCAATTTTTAAATTGTTCTGGAGTAACAGGTTCAATTTCTGCAGGAACATCTATTTCAGTTAATACATTTGCTTATGGTGGATCTGAAAATCCAGATGAAAGTAATATTAAATTTAGAATTACTGGAGTTCTTTCAGATATTGATCTTCCATCTGGAAGCAAATACTATGAAAATGGAGATATTGGAAGAATATTATATCTTGGATATAATGGTAAGGAAATAAAGGATAATAATTGGGTATTTAATAAATCTGTAAAATGTGATGTTTCTAGATTTACAGATGATGGTTCATTTAAGTATACAATAGAAACATATGATAATAATGGAATATATGAAGGAGATAGTGTTCAAGTTGAATACATTAACAAATCCACAGGACAAAGAAAAACATCTATAATACCATCACAAAATGTAAGAATTCCAAATGGAAGTGTTCCTGGAAAAATTTTTCAAATTAAAACTTCTGGATATGAAATATCTGAAATTTTCAGTGTAAGAAAATTTTTATCCAAATATAAAAATTTCATATCAGATGTATTGAATGTATATAAAGATATTAATAATGAAACTAGATATGTAACTTCATCTTCCCTTCCATATTATGGTACTAATAAAAATATTGTAGTTGAAGATTATAAGATAACTTTAAATGGAACTTTTTCCGGTGAAGTACTCAAAATAGTTAATGATGGGCAAAACCACGGATTTATAACTGGAGATGCTATAGTATATAATCCAGAAGATTTAAATTCAACTGGAAATAAATTTAGTATCCAACCAGGTGTATATTTTGTTAAAAAAGAAAGTGAAACTGAAATAAGATTATCCAGAAGCAGATCTGATATTAATTCAAAGAAATATATTTCTATTGCGAGCACAACAGTATCAAATAATACTATAAGTTTACTTCGCTTTTCAAAAGAAGATAATCTACCATCTACTATAGATTCACAAAGATTAGTGAGATCTTTAGAGGATCCAATAAATGATGGAAAAGTATATGATACTTATGAAGGAACAACTGGAATACTTATTAATGGTGTTGAAATACTAAATTATAAGTCTGAAGACTATATTTACTATGGACCACTAAAATCAATTGAAGTTATATCTCCAGGAAGAGATCTAGATATTATTAATCCACCAATATTAGAAATTAGTGATAGTGGTATTACTTCTACCGCACAAGGATATTGTGGAGTTGAAGGTGGATTAAGTAGAATTGATATTATTGATAGTGGATTTGATTATATTGATACGCCAGTTGTTAATATCACTGGTGGTGGCGGATCTGGAGCAACAGCAGTTGTTAAAATGATTGATTATGATCATTTTGTAGATATAAATTCAACAAATACTAATGGTAGAATTAATATTGCTTCAGATATTGTTGGATTTTCTACATATCATAAATTTAGAGATGGTGAGTCTATAATATACAATACTAATGGTAATACTCCTATTGGTGGGTTAAGTACAAGCGCAAAATATTATGCTAATGTAATAGATGATTATAGAATTAATTTACATAAAAATTTAAATGATGCATTATCTGGAATTAACACCATAAGCATAACTTCTTATGGTGTTGGAAATCATAGATTTGAATCTACAGAAAGAAAAAGTAAAATTAACTCTATAATTGTTGAAAATTCTGGATCTGGATATAAAAATAAAAAAATATCAGTATCTGTTTCTGGAATCAACACAGCATCAAATACAATTAAAGTTTATGAACATCCATTTACTAGTGGAGAAACTATCTATTATTATGGAGGAACTCAAAATATATCAGGATTAGATACTGGAAGTTATATTGTTACAAGAATTGATTCAACATCATTTAAACTTTCAAATGTTGGATTAGGTACTACATCAAAGAATTTTTATTATAATACAAATCAATTTGTAAATTTCAAAGATAAAGGTAATGGTCCTCATATTTTTGGATATGAACCTATACAAGTTTCTGTTGTTGGAAAAGTTGGAATATCCACCATTTCAAATGTAGATGTATCCGCAAAAATACAACCAGTCTTTAGAGGAAAATTATCTTCAGTATTTCTTTATGATGGTGGTGTTGGATATGGATCTTCTGAGATTATTAATTACAATAGACAACCAAATTTCAACTTAAATGCAGGAACTGGTGCAAGAGTAACTCCAGTAGTGTCTTCTGGAAAAATTGTAAGTGTTATAGTAAATGAAAGTGGAAGAAATTACAACTCTCCTCCAAATTTAATTGTTAGAGGATTTGGAGTAGGTGCAGTATTAACTCCAATAATTTCTAATGGAAGATTAGTTGAGGTTAAAGTTGTAAATGGTGGAATTAATTATCAACAAAAAAATACAGTAATTGAAGTAATCGTTCCCTTATCTGGATATGAGTTAAAGTCATATCCTCAAGTGTGGACAGTTAATAAATTTAAAAGACTTTTAGAAAGTTCTAAAATTGCAGATGATGATGGTGTTGTATATAAGGGAAAAAATAAAAATTATGGATTGCAATACACTCATTTATACTCTCCAAGATCTTTAAGGAAGAAGATATACTCACAAAAAATTGAAGAAGGAGTTGCAAATTATAAAAATGATTATCAGAATGATTTTGATACTGAAAAATACCATTCTCCAATTTTAGGATGGTCTTATGATGGACATCCAATATATGGACCTTATGGTTATGATTCACCAAAAAATAAGACAGTAAGGCAGATATTGAGTGGATATGATGATCCAATTGATAATCAACCAAATAGACCAAATAAAAAGATATTTCCTGCTGGATATTTTATTGAAGATTATGAATATAATAATTCTGGTGATTTAGATGAACATAATGGAAGGTTTTGTATAACTCCTGAATTTCCAAATGGTACATATGCTTATTTTATGACTCTATCTTCAAATATTTCAGATAGTGGAGTATTTGCAAGTGATAAGATTCCAAAATATCCTTATATTATAGGAAATACATATAAATCAAAACCAATACAATTCAATTTTAATCTTGAATCAAACCAAGAAGAATTTAATTTCAATTCTGGAAGTATTGTAAGAAATACTTATAAGTATAATAATTTAAGTGATAATTCTGAATATGAATATGTTCTTGATAGAAGAGATGTATTATCTCAGAATTCAAGAATAAAAAGTTCATCCAAAGGATCTATAGATTCTGTTAACTTAATATCAGGTGGAGAGAACTATAAAGTTGGTGATAGAGTTATTTTTGACAACACAAATTCAGGTGGAATTGGGGCAGCAGCTAAAGTAAAATATCTAGAAGGAAGATCTATTACTGGAATATCTAAAACTGAAACAACCGTTTATGATGTAGAATTTTATCCATCATCAATTCCGAATAGAGTAATTGGATTTTCTAGTATACCACATAATTTACTAAATTCAGAACTTATTAATGTAGATTCTTTAAATGATTATGATCTTTCTTTACAAGATAATTTTAATGTTGAAGTAAGACCGGATAATTTTATTTTAGATTTGGGAGTTGGTAATACTTCTGTAACTGGTATAGTTACTTATTTTTATGTTTCAGGATTGATTGAGTTTCCGAGAATTCGTGAAAATGATATACTTACTATTGGATCTGAGGATATTAAAATCCTAGAAGTAGATTCTAAATCATCAAGAATTAGAGTTTTAAGAGAGCAAAATTCAACAGTTTCTTCTGCACATTCTACTTATACTGTTCTTGAAGAAAATCCAAGAAAATTCTTTATAAATTTATCTCTTGATTTAAAAAATAAAGATTATAATCTAAATCGTGAGATATATTTCAATCCAAAAGAGTCATTAGGAATTGGTACAATTGTTGGAATTGGACATACTCTAATATTTTCTAACCCAGGTATTGGACTTACTTCTATTATAATTCCAGAAAAGAGCATTTATATTAAAAATCATAGACTTGAGACAGGAAATGAATTATTATATAAATCAAATTCTGGAAATCCAATATCAGTTTCAACTGGAATAGGATCATTCTATTTGCAAGACAATAGTATTGTATATGCTGCTAAAATATCTAATGATTTAATTGGAATATCTACAGATAAAGTCGGATTAGGTACAAATGGAGACTTTGTTGGGATTTCTCAAACTTCCTCTACTTTATATTTTATAGGAATTGGTACAGGTGGAGAATATCATAGTTTTACGACTAGATTTAATAATGTATCAAAAGGAAATGTATCAAAAAATACTGTAACAGTATCTACATCAACTACACATTATCTTCAGTCTGGAGATTCTGTTTTCCTTGAATCATATCCAGGTATAAGTACATCTATAAAAATTTCATATAGTGATTATCATAGAGTTCTTATTGCAGGTTCAAAATCATTTTCATCTATTGATATAAATGAAAATTTAATTAATATACAAAATCACAATTATGAAAATGGGCAAAAATTAATACACACATCATTATCACCTGCAAGTGGATTAGAAGATCAAAAAATATATTATGCAATAGTATATGATCAAAATAGAATAAAACTCTCTGATTCATACTATGGAGCAACTGCAACTCCAAGACAAGTTGTAAATATTACATCTTCATCTTCTGGAACATTATCAAAAGTAAATCCAAAAATTGATGTACTTAGAAATAACCAAATAGTATTTGATTTATCAGATTCTTCTCTTTCTCAAACATTTTCAGGAATTGGAAGAACCGAATCATTCAACCTTGAGTTTTATACTGATAAAAATTTTTCAAACTCATATTTTCCTGTAAATCAAGATGGAACTTCTAAAATTGTAAAATTTGGTAATATTGGAATAGATTCAACTGCAAAAATATATTTTACAATTGACGATGAATTTCCTTCAGAAATATATTACAAGTTGTCTCCAAAGACTAATTTGTTAGTTAAAAATGAAATTATAGTAGATACTGAGGTAAATGAATATAATAAAATTAAATTTAATGAGAGTTCACTAAATAAAGAGCAAAAAATTACAGGAATAACCTCAAATACTTTTAGTTTTCAAACCGAAAAAATAAGTGAAAGTCTTCAGTATTTACAAAATGATGGTGATTTTAGTTATTATACTAATTCAGAAAATGAAAAAGGAACTATTAAAGAAGTTGAAATTACTTCTGGAGGGAAGTCATACTCTAGATTACCTTTTATATCTACTGTGACTAGTTCCACAGGTAGTGATGCAATCATACTTCCTCAAAGTAGTACAATTGGTAAAATTCAGACAATAAAAATTGAAGATATTGGTTATAATTATCCAATAGATCCTACATTACGACCACTGATTAAATTCTCATCAATTATTAGAGTTGAACCATTATCTACGTTTGAAAGTATTAAAGTAATTTCACCAGGACAAAACTATAACACAGATCCAGACCTTATTATTATTGATGGATTTACTGATACAGTCATTGAAGATGTAATACTAAATTTTGATCTTGGAAAAAGTTTTGTAGATATTATTCAAAATACAAAAGGACTTTATAATGCTACTCCTAGAATAGTCAGTATCAATAATTCAAATGGACTTGGAATTAGTTCAGTATCATATAATAATTCAAATAAAAATGTAACAGTATTTTTCACAAAACAATTCAGTGATTTAAGTAATTTTCCATTTTCAGTTGGAGATAATGTGTATATTGAGGGAATATCTATATTAAACCCAAATGATAAGGGATATAATTCGGATCAATATAATTATAAACCATTTCCTATTGTTGGAATTAATACTGGAAGCATTGGTGGAAGTGGATCTTATATAGAGTATTCTTTAAGTGAATTTATCACTGGATCTGAAATTCCAGGTATTTTTGATGAAGAAAATTCTTCTGGTAGAATTATATCTGAAGACGATTTACCAGTTTTTGAAGTTAAACTTACAAAAAATTCATTTATTATAGGAGAAAATGCAACTAGCATTAATAATAATACTGGAAAAATACTAAAGTGGGATGAGAAGAATGAATATTTAACGGTGGAAACTACCGATGATTATATTGTTGGTGAATTGATTATTGGTGAAAACTCAAAATCTCAAGCATTTATACGAGAAATTTTTGAATATGAAACTTTTTATGAAGTTAGATCATCTTCAATTGTTGAAAGTGGATGGAATCGTAAAACTGGATTTTTAAATGATTCTACTCAAGTAATTCAAGATAGTGATTATTATCAATATTTTTCATATTCACTTGAATCTGAAATTTCTATAGAAGATTGGGATACTGTTGTAAGTAATTTAAATCATACTTTAGGATTTAAAAAATTTAGTAATTTAATACTTAATTCAAATCCTAATGAATCTGGAATTTCAACATCTCAAAATGAAGGATTCTTTAGTTCTGTATGTGACTTAAATAGTATAGTTGATGTTGAGTGTATACAGGATTTTGATCTTGTTTCGGAAAATAGTTTTTATGTTAATGAAACTTTAACTAGTGATGAAATAATATTCAATTCAGTTGTACTTCAAGATTATTCAGAATCTGTAGGAAATAGAGTTTTAATTATAGATGATATAAGTGAAGACTTTAATACTTCATTATCAAGAACATTTGTAACATCATTTACTATTTAATTACAATAAAATGGCAACAAAAGTAAGATCTAAAAAATTTTTTCTTGGTGTTAAAGATGATAGATTTGAGGACAGAAGACAGTCCTCAATAATATCTTTAGTTACAGATGGTAATGAAATATACTTAAATCAGTATGGAAAAACTTTTACTGTAGATGAACTTGGGAGTTTTGATATTATAAAAGCAGGAGATCAAGCTGTTTTAGAATTTACTCCGATAGATGGTAGAAATAACGAATATAGTTATAGTTTTATATCTTATGATACTAAACAAAATATTAATATAACTGATTCTTATACTTTTGGAAATACTGCAAAAATTGAAACAGATAATTTAATTGTTGGATCTGGATCATCTGCTATAATATCTTCAATAAGTACAAATTTTACTTCTGAAAAAATATTAATTGATTTTAGTTCTAATAGTGGTAATTATTATGAGTATGGAGAAATAAATCTAATTAGCAATGGAATCACTACTTCATTTTCAGAATTTTCTAAAATAACAGTATCAAATAGTGATACGATTAATAGAGTTGGTATAGGCACTTTTGATATAGATGGTGATAATAATTTAGTATTTTACTCTAATGTTTCTGAAGACTTAACATGCAATCTTGTTTCAGTATCTATTGCGAATACTGAATACACATTCACTTCATCTCGTGTATTGAAATATGCTGAAATTGAATCTCAAAATGTAGGAATTGCATCCTCAACTTCTCCAGACCCAGAAGTTATATCATCATATACTTCAGATTACCATCTAGCATATTTCTTAGTTCAAATTACAGATACTACAAATGGAGACTTACAATTATCAGAAATTGTAGTACTGAATAATGATACTCAGACTACCTTAATAGAATATGGTAATTTATATACTAATGGACCATTAGGAGAATTTGATTCAAATTCAACATCTTTAACAGAATTAGTATTTACACCAATTCCAAATATTAATGTGGATATCACTTTATTAAGACATACTATTTCATATGCTGAGTTCTCATCATTTCCAACATCAATAAATTTTGGTAACGCAGAGTTGTCAACAGGTATAAGTAAATTCCAACAGTCTAGTGATGTAAGCTTTAAAAAGGATTTTTTATTAACTCACAATAATATTCCCATTTTTGAAAGAATATTTGATGGAAGTCAAGCAAGTACATTAACAAATCCTGCTAGTGTAGATTTAACTAATAATTTAATATATTTACCAAATCATTATTTTGTTAGTGGTGAAGAAATTCAATATAGATCGGAGAACTACACATTTAATGACATTCTAGTTGCAAATACTACACAGATATCTGGAGTTGGAACTAATATTGTTTATGTAGATGATTTATTTGGACTTGAGAGCGGAGATTATTTAAGTGCTCCAGGTCAATCTTATCTTGTAATAAATGATTTAGGAAGTAATTATGTATCTTTAGCAAGCACTATTTCTTTACAAATAAGTTCTGGCATTGCTGTTACTTTTTCAAGAGCATTAGAATCTGCAGATAATCCAACATCTTTTGGAGCAATAGGGATTGCACAAACTTATATCTCTGGAGTTGGGAACACTGATAAATTGAGTGGAAATTTATATGTATATAAATTTGATGAAAATTACATTGGACTAACAACTTCACCTATTGATTCTTTATCATCTCCACCAAAACTCATAGATTTTACTTCTGTTGGTATAGGAAATAGACATTATATAACATCAAAAAAACAAAACAGTAAAGTAATTATCTTAATTGATAATGTAATTCAATCACCAATAGTTTCAACAGCAGTTACTTCACTTCTTGTAGATGATATTGCTTTGCTTGATACAACTTTACCATTTTCAGGAATAACTTCATTTTTTAGTGGAGACTTAATTCAAGTTGATAATGAAATTATGAAAATTTCTTCTGTTGGTGTTGGTAGTGAAACATTTGTAGAAGTCCAAAGACCTCTTATGGGAACAGGATTATCTACACATTCTTCAAATACTCTAATTACTAAAATACAAGGAAACTATAATATTATTGGAAATACTTTATATTTTTCAGAAGCTCCTTATGGTCCAATATATGATGAAGAAAAGGGAGATATTAATATTAGATCAACTTTTCAGGGTAGAGCATTTATAAGATCTGGAGTACTAGATTCAAATAAAGAAACATATAGAAATAATTATATTTTTGATGATATTAGCTCTAGTTTTAATGCGGTAAGAAAAGATTTTAATATAACTTCAGAGGGAAGTGCAATATCGGGATTTTCAACCTCAAATTCAATTGTTTTAGTAAATAGTATATTTCAAAGTCCAGAAAATGATTACAATCTATCCGAAAACTTATCACAAACCCAGTTGAATTTTACTGGAACTGCAACATCTGCTTTATATGATCCCAATAATGCAAATGTTCCAAGAGGTGGAATAATTGTATCTGTAGGATCTAGTAATGGTTTTGGATATCAACCATTAGTATCTGCAGGAGGAACGGCAATAGTTTCTATTGCAGGAACTATTCAAAGTGTTAGTATTGGAAACTCCGGTTCTGGATATAGAACCGGAGTTCAACCAATTGTTCGTGTTGGAGTACAAACACTAAGTGGATCATCTCCAAATATTGAATTTATAGGTACAGCAACAGTTTTAGGTGGACATATTGTAAGTGTAGCAATTACAAATCCTGGATCTGGATATACATCAACAAATCCTCCAGAAGTTGTTTTTGATGATCCTCTTTCATATTCAAACTTAAACTTAATTTATCAATCTCCAAATACTGGTATTGGATCCCAAGCAAAAATTGATATAGTTGTAGGTCAAGGATCAAGTGTAATTGACTTTAAGATTAAAAATTATGGGTACTCTTATAATGTTGGAGATATACTAACAGTACAAACTGGAGGAACTTCTGGAATACCAACAGATTCCAATATTTTATTTGAACCTTTCTCTATTATAGTTAATAGAACATATAAAGATGAATTTAGTGGATGGTCTATGGGTGAGTTACAAAAAATAGATGATATTGATCATTTATTTGATGGATTCCGAAAAACTTTTCCAATTTCTGATAATGGTGAAAGATTTGCTATTGTCGCAAAGGAAGGATCTAATATTGATTTAAGTGCTACTCTTTTAATATTTGTAAACGATGTTTTACAGGAACCTAATATTTCTTATATTTTTGATGGAGGAAGCTTAATAGAATTTTTAGAATCTCCAAAGTCTGGATCAAAATGTAGAATTTTATTCTATAAAGGAACACCAGGTGTAGATGTAATTGATGTTGATATTGAAGAAACTATCAAAACTGGTGATACTGTAAGAATAACAAGTAATGATTATAAATTAACAGAAAATAAGAGGTTAGTTCGTGATATTATTTTACCAGATACATTAGAAACCAATCCATATAATTCTATTGGTATAACATCTAATACAACTTTGCAAAGACCTGTTACTTGGTGTAAACAAAGAAATGATACTATTGTTGATGGTATTGAGATAGGAAAAGATAGGCCAAGTTATGAATCAAGAATTTTCCCTTTAGGTAATATTATAAATTCCGTTGGTGTTGGTTCAACTCAAATATTTGTAGATAATGTAAAAACTATATTTGACGCTGAAAATGAAAATACGACTGGAGATATAAGAAATTCAATTGAGATTTTAGATAATAGTGAATTAGTGCAGTCAATTGGAACTGCTATTGTTTCTATTTCTGGGATCATACAATCAGTAGATATTATAAGTGGCGGATATGGGTATAATTCAAATCCAATAGTTGCAATTCAAAATCCAATTGGAATTGGAAGTACTGGAAGAGCAATATTAACTTCTCAAATAAATTCTGGAATTGTTACTGAAATATCTATTACTTCAGCGGGATTTGGATATACTTACACAAATCCACCCTTAGTTTATATAGAACCACCAAAAACAAAGTCAGAGTATATTGAAGGTGTTTCATATCAAGGAGATTTTGGAATAATTACTGGTATTAAAACTACTAGTGTTGGATTTGCATCTACAGCATTAATATTTGATATGTTTATCCCTAGTAATTCCTACTTAAGGAATGGATCTATAGTGACTCCTACAATTACTCAAACAGGACTTTTAGAGAATTATTATTTTAAAGTTTCTAATTCTAAAATTGGATCTGGAGTTACTTCTTTAAGAAAGGATGGATCAATTATTGGAATAGGGACTAAAGGAATTGATAATATATATCAAGTTATTTCTGTTTCTTTTGCTTCTACTGATGTTTATGGAGAAGGTAATGCTACTGCTGCACAAGTTACGGTGAGCATTTCTAGTTATGATGGTTTAACGGGTTTTGGTTATAGTAATTATTATGGTGATTATAGTTGGGGTGTTATTGAAGTTCCTAGAACGCAAAATGCATACACTGTAAACTCAAATTATGGAGTTGTTGGATTAAACACAACTCCTTTAGTAAGAAGATACAATTATCTTCGTTATCAAAATTATAACCCTATATAATTAAGATAAATACATAGAAAGTATATAAATCAATGTCTGCGATTATAACAGATCAATTTAGAATATTGAGTGTTGAAAATTTTATATCATCAATAGGATCAACTGCAAATTCATATTATTCATTTGTTGGTCTTACAAATGCAACTGATTATAGTCAAACTTGGGAACAATCGCCACCAACTCCACTAGATTCATTTGATAATTTTCACGATGTTTGGGATACTATCATTGCATTGAAAAAAATTAATTCTGATGATGTGAGACAAGTTATTAGAAGAATTGATTGGGAATCTGGTGTTACTTATGATATGTATCGTCACAATATAAGTAGAAATAATTTATCAAAACCTTCAAATAAAACTAATTTATATGAATCTAATTACTATGTAATGAATAGTAATTATCAGGTTTATATTTGCTTAAATAATGGAACTGATCCAGAGAATCCTGAAGGTAGACCATCTATTGATGAACCAACATTTATTGATTTAGAACCAAGAAGTGCTGGGTCTAGTGGTGACGGATATTTATGGAAATATCTTTATACTATAAACCCAAATGATTTAATTAAGTTTGACTCAATTTCATATATACCAGTTCCTTCTAATTGGAGTTCAAATTCAAATGTAGCAAATATTCGTAATAATGCAAATTCTCAAAGTAGTGGACAACTAAAAGTTGCATTAATAAGTGATAGGGGTAGTGGTCTAGGAGTTTTTAGGTCATATACAAATGTTCCAATTGTAGGAGATGGTACTGGAGCACAAGCAACCATAGTTGTTGGAAATGATTCAACAGTTGAATCAATTAATATTACTAGTGGAGGAAGTGGATATACTTACGGCACTGTTGATTTAGAGTCTGCAGGAATTGCAGGTGATCAGTTACCAGTATTTGAGATTATAATCCCACCTGATGGTGGTCACGGGTTCAATATTTATAAAGAACTTGGTGCTAAAAATGTCTTATTATATTCAAGAATTGAGAATGATAATTTAAATCCAGACTTTATTACTGGAAATAAAATTGCTAGAGTTGGTGTTATCAAAAATCCAACATCTTTTGGAACAACCTCAATACTTACTGATCAAAAAGTTAGCAACACTTATGCAATAAAACTTACAGGTAATATTGAAACTGCATTATTTTCTCCAAATTCTATAATTACTCAAACTACTGGAATTGGAACTGCTTTTGGAAAAGTAGTTTCTTATGACAATAGAACTGGAGTTCTAAAATATTGGCAGGATAGAACAACAGTTGGATTTTCAACAGGATCTAGTGTGCAATCATTAGTTCCAGAATATGGATATAATTTAATTAGATTCTCATCTTCTGGTGGTCAAATTAGTGGCGCATCTAATAATCTTTCAATTGATACTGGATTCACCGGCATAAGTACTACCATAAATAGTATGACATATAATTTGGGTCAATATTTTACAAATGGTCTTTCAAATCCAGAAGTTCAAAAATACTCTGGTGATATGATTTATATTGATAACAGACCTTCTATTACTAGATCTGTTAATCAAAAAGAGGATATTAAAGTAATTTTACAATTCTAATTAGAATTATGCCACAGGAAACTAATTTCAACGTATCTCCATATTTTGATGATTTTGAAAAAAATAATAATTATTATAAGGTTTTATTTAAACCTGGATATCCAGTACAGGCAAGAGAATTAACAACTTTACAATCAATTTTACAAAATCAAATTGAACAATTTGGGTCTCATTTTTTTAAAGAAGGTGCGAAAGTTATTCCTGGGCAGTTAAAATATAATAGTAATTTTTATTGTGTTGAAATAAATGATGACTTTTCTGGTATACCAGTATCATTATATCTTGATAATTTAGTAGGAATTAAAATATATGGAAGAAGTTCTGGAGTAAGATCTAAAATTGTAAAAGTATTAACTTCAAGTGAATCGGAAAGAAATAATATTACATTATATCTAGATTACTTAGAATCTTCATCAAATGATTTTTCAAAAAGAGAGTTTTCAGATAATGAAGTTTTAGTTACAGAAGAACCTATACAATTTGGATCTACTTTTATATCATCTGGAGAAGGATTTGCATCAACTATTTCAAATAATTCAACTTCTACTGGATCAGCTTTTGCACTATCAAATGGTGTTTATTTTCTTAGAGGTACTTTTGTTGAAATTTCAGATCAAATATTAATTTTAGATCAATATACCAACAAACCAAGTTACAAAGTCGGTTTGTTAGTAAGTGAGGAAATAATAACTTCAGATACAGATGAAAATCTAACAGATAATGCTCAAGGTTATAACAATTATTCAGCACCTGGAGCAGATAGATTAAAAATTACTGCTACATTATTTAAAAAAGACATTAATGACTTTGATAATACTTCTTTTGTTCAGTTAGCTACTGTTCAAAATGGTATTTTGAGAGAAATTAATAATAATACAGAATACAATATTCTTGGAGATGAACTAGCAAGAAGAACTTTTGATGAGTCTGGGCATTATTATGTAAAATCATTTACAACATATTGTAAAGAAAGTTTAAATGACGGAATTGGTAATGGTGGTATATTTAATCGGGGAGAGCTTACTTATGATGGATCAGTTCCTAGCGATGATCTAATTGTATATAAAGTAAGTCCTGGAAAAGCATATGTAAAGGGATATGAAGTCGATTTTCAAGGACCAACTTTTATTGATGCGCCAAAACCAAGAACAACAAAAACCGTAAAGAACCAAGCAATCAATGTTGGTTTTGGTCCAACTTTATCGGTTAATACTGTATTTGGATCTCCTTTAATTGGTGTTAGTACTTCTACAACATTAAGTCTTAGAGATGAAAGAATTGGTATTGGATCTGCTACAGCAGCAGGAAATGAAATTGGAATAGCAAGAGTTTATGATTTTGTATTGGAGCAGGGTGGATATGATGTTCCAGATTTAAATACAAATTCTTGGGATCTAACACTATTTGATGTACAAACTTATTCAACAGTAACTTTGAATGAGGCAGTAACATTAACAATTCCCACATATGTTATTGGAGAAAGCACAGGATCTACTGGATACTTAAAAACTGCTGTTTCAGCATCAAATACAATTACAATATATCAAATTAATGGAGAATTTTCAGAAAAAGAAAATTTAATATTTAGTGATGCAGATCCCGATCAAAATTCTAGATATATAACAAATATTAAAAATTATAAAATATCAGATATAAAATCTGTATTTTCAAATACTGGTGTAGGCACATTTTCTGCTAATACTGTTCAATCCGATTCTAATTTCATAGGAAATGCTACTATAAGTGCTTCTAGTGGTGGTATATCAACAGTTACTGTAAATGGACTTAATATTTCTGGAATAGTAACTGCTGGAAATTTAGTAAAATATACACAACCTGGAATATCTACAATATCATATGCAAGAGTTTCTTCAGTTTCATATGAATCTAGGGAATTTGAAATTTCAGCAGTTCCGAGTGTATCAAGTTTAGTATATGGAAATTTACCTAATTCAGAAATAAATTCTAACAACTTAACTGTACTATCAACTAAACTTCAAACAAGTAGTGATAGTGGGAATGTTTCTGATAATGATTCACTATTCAGTGTTTTCCCAAAGAGAAATATTAATACTGTAAATTTAGAAGATTCTGAATTAATTATAAGAAAACAATTTGATAGTGGTGATGTAAGCATTAACTCTGGATCTACAAATTGGATTTCAGCAGGAGATAATGAAGTATTTTTACCATTTGATGAAGAAAGATATATTCTAATTAGAAGTGATGGTACTTTAGAGACTTTAACATCAGATAGATTTGAATTCCAATCAGGATTTACTCAAATCAGATTTAATAATCTTGGATCAAATGATTCAAATTGTGTTTTGATTGCGACATTAAGAAAAAGAAGTTTAAAATCAAAAACAAAAAGAAAAAAAATTGTAGATAGTATTATTGTAAATAAATCTTCTAGTGTTTCTTCTGGAGCTGGTAGTACAACTTTAAATGATGGATTAATTTATGGTAACTATCCCTATGGAACAAGAGTTCAAGATAGAGAAGTATGTTTAAATTATCCAGATGTAAATCTTCTTTACGGAGTTTTTGAATCTAATAATACTTCCGATCCACAAATTCCAAATGCTACTATTGGTTCAATGGATGGACCATCCTCAACAACTAATGATTTAATTATAGGTGAAACTTTAACTGGAAATATAAGCGGTGCTAAAGCTTTATACGCAGAAAGAAAAACAGATACATCTATAGGTTATATCTATGAAAATAATTCTAGATTTATTAATGGAGAAATTGTTGAATTTTCACAATCAAATGTTAGAGGAATTATAGGATCAATTAATCCAGGGAGTAAAAATGTAACAGACTCATATACTTTAAGCACAGGTCAAAAATCAACATATTACGATTATTCAAGATTAGTAAGAAATTCAAGTTCAGAAGAACCTAAGAGAAAACTAAAAGTAGTTTTTATGAGAGGATATTATGATAATTCAGACACTGGAGACATTACAACTGTAAATTCATATAATACTTTTGACTATAAAACAGAAATATCTTCAATTTCTGGATATAGAAATACTGATATTGTAGATTTTAGACCAAGAGTTGCTGATTATGTTGTATCTGAAAATAAAAGATCTCCATTTGAGTTTGATGGTAGATCATTTAATCATACTAAACATAGTGCAAAAAATGTTGCATCATCAGATGAGTCAATTTCTATTATATATAATTACTATCTCCCAAGAATTGATAGAATATATTTGAATAAAGATAAGAGTTTTTCCGTAAAATATGGAAATCCTTCTGATATACCTACTTTACCAGAAGAAGTTTCTGGTGCAATGAATATTGCAAATATATATCTACCACCATACTTATATAATTCATCTGATGCACAAATTGAATTTGTTCAACATAAAAGATACCAAATGAGAGATATTTTTAATCTTGAAAGAAGATTAAAATCTCTAGAAAATTATACTACATTATCTTTATTAGAAACTAACACTCAAAATTTATTTGTTGATGACGGAACAGGATTGAATAGATTCAAGTCTGGTTTCTATGTAGATAATTTTTCTAGTCTATTAACTCAGAACCTGAAAGTAGGTGTTAAAAATAGTATTGATACTAAAAAAGGAGAGCTTAGACCATCTCATTATACTACAAATTTAAAATTAGAAGTTGGTAATAACACAATTGCTGGTATTGGATCAACAGTTCAAGAAAATAATGATAAAAAATTCTCAGATATTGTTGGATCAAACATAAAAAGAAGTGGTGATGTTATTTCTCTTGATTATAGTGATACAAGTTGGTTAAAACAACCCTTTGCAACAAGAACTGAAAATGTAACTCCATTCTTTGTTAAACTTTGGGAAGGTTCTATTGAATTATATCCAACAGTGGATGTTTGGATTGATACAAATAGAATGGAAATTAATAATGTAGATATGGAGGGATCTTTCTTAGGAGTTGCTGAATCTTTAAGAGCAGAAATTTCAACAAATGAAGATGGTGATAGACTAGGTGTTAGTCCTGTAATTTGGAAATCTTGGGAAACTTCAGGTATAGATTTAAACAAAAGAACAGAAGTTAATAGTTCATCTTCAACAAGAACTAATACTTCTAGAAGTACTAGTAATAGAGCTGGAACTGCTTCTGAATTTACAAGATTTACAGGGCTATCTGCGGCAAATGGTGTTCCTACAACTTTTCTTGTCGGTGAAGAAAGAGAAAGAACCACTAGAACAAGAACCACTGTAACCACAACTAATGAATTCTTAGACCTTAGACTTGATCAGCAAAGATCTGGAACACAATATACTGTAAATGAACAAATTGATACAGAATCTTTTGGTGATAGGGTTGTAAGTAGAGATATTATTACATTTATGAGATCTAGAAATATTGAATTTACATCTAGACGAATGAAACCATTTACACAAGTATATCCATTTTTTGATGGTGTAAATGTATCAGATTTTTGCTTTAGTAAATTAATTGAAATTGAAATGTCTACTGGAACATTTCAAGTTGGAGAAACTGTTGTTGGTACTATAAATGGGCAATCTTTAGTAAGATTTAGAGTTGCACAATCAAATCATAAATATGGACCATATAACAATCCAACTACAACATTTGATAGAAATCCTTATGATAGGGAAAATAGAATTCCTGAAACGTATTCATCAACAAGTACAATATTAAATGTTGATACTTATTCACTTTCAGATGAATCTAGTACTGGATTTAATGGTATTGTTCGCAATGGAATGAGTCTTAGAGGTTTATCATCAGGAGCAGAATCTACTGTTTCTGATGTTAGACTTATCACTGATAGAGTCGGTACACTTATTGGATCTTATGATGTTCCATCTGGAGTTGAAGGAGATCCTCAATTTGAAACTGGTAGATCAAGATTTAGATTAACGAGTAGCTCATCAAATTCTCAAATTCCAGGTGTTGTAACAACAGTTGCAGAAGAAACTTTTTATTCACAAGGAGATACTGATAATACTCAAGAAGTTACTTTATCACTAAGAAATGCTAGAGTTGAGGTTGATGATAGTTTTAGACAAACAAGGTCATTATCAGATAGTACTTTATTAGATTCAACTACTACTGTAAGTAGAAGTACTCAAACTTTATCAGATAATACCAGACTAACTGGAGAATATGTTGACCCATTAGCGCAATCATTTTTAGTTGATGATACAACAGGAGTTTTTGTAACAAAACTTGATATTTATTTCAGAACAAAAGATGATACTTTACCAGTTGCAATTCAAATAAGAGAAGTTGAACTTGGAACACCAAGTCAAAAAATATTACCATTCTCTGAAGTTGAACTCACTCCAGATGAAGTTAATTTGTCTGAAGATGCTTCTGTACCAACTACATTTACATTTGAGTCTCCAGTATATTTGGAACCTCAGAGGGAATATGCGGTTATAGTATTATCAAATTCTAATGAGTATAATGTATGGATTTCTAGACTTGGAGAACCTGATGTAGCAACTTTAGGATCTGAACAAAATCAGTTCTTAGTAACAACTCAAAGACTATTAGGATCATTATTTAAGTCTCAAAATGCATCAACTTGGACTCCAAGTCAGTATGAAGACCTTACATTTGAACTATACAGAGCAAACTTTGAAACTTCTGGATTTACTCAATTGTTTAATTCAAATCTTCCAGAAACTCTTGAAGTAATGACTAAAGATCCACTAAAAATAATATCAAATAGAGTTCGTGTGTCTTTATCCTCAACTATTACTAATAATGATTTAGTAATAGGAAATACAGTAACTCAAAGTCCTACTGGATTTGCAACTGTAACAGGAAATCTTGTTGGTTATGCAGGAAGTGCATTTAGCACACTTGGAGTTGTAAACTCTGGTGTTGGTTATACTCCATCATCTGGAAGTTTTACTTACACTGGAGTTGCTTTAACTAGCATTACAGGATATGGAATAAATGCAACTGCAAATATCACTATATCTAATGGTGGGGTAGTTTCTTCAGGAGCTACTATAGTTAATGGTGGAAGTGGATATGTAATTGGGGATGTACTAGAGCCAATATCAATTGGTAATCAAAATCTTGGAATTGGTATGAGACTAAGTGTTTCCAGTATTTTAGGTAAAAACGAACTTATTATTGATAATATTCAAGGCGAATTTAGTACTTCACCATCAGATCCTATTAAGTTCATTAATAATTCTGGATTAACAACTGACTTTAGTAATGATGGATCTGAACTATCAATAAGTTCTTTAAATGTTACATCAGATGGTGAGCATATAAAAGTATTTCACAGAAATCACGGAATGCACTCATCTTCAAATACCGTAACCATAAGAGATATTAAATCTGATCTTGATTTAGTTCAATTAACATCACAATATCCAAGTGCATCTGGATCAGAAACAACTTTATTTGTTTCTAATACTACAGATTTCTCTACTTTTGAAGGAATACAAGTCTCTTCAAGTAATCCAGGATATGTAAAAATATTTGATGAAATTTTAAGTTATACTGGAACAACTGCAACAACTTTAACAGGAGTATCTAGAGAAATTGATGATACTAAAGGATTTAATTATTCAGTTGGTGATTTTGTTGAAAAATATGAATTAGGAGGAGTTTCTTTAAGAAGAATTAATACAAATCATAATTTGTCTGATGTTAGCAATAACATCAATGAACCAATCGGAGTTAATTACTATCACATAAAACTTGATATGTCTTCAAATGGAGTTGATAGAAGTGTGAATACTGGATTTGGTAAACTAAAAATTAATGAGACTAAAAAATCTGGAGGATCTGGAGGAAAAGCAACTTATAATATTCCATTTGAAATGATTATTCCAAATATAAGACAAACTGCACCAACTGGAACAAGTATTAAGTCTGCAGTTAGGACTGTAAGTGGAACTAGTCTAGGTGGAAATGAAGTTCCTTTTGTAGATCAAGGATTCCAAGATATAACAAACAATTCTATAAATTATTTTGACTCTCCTAGAATTATTGCTTCTAAAATAAATGAAACAAATTACCTAAATGACCTACCCGGAAATAAATCATTTAATGTGAATCTATTTTTAAGCACATCCGACTCTAGGATTAGTCCTACTGTTGATCTTTCAAATAATAGTGTTGTTTTAACAAGCAATCGCGTAAATAGTCCAATTTCAAATTATGCTAATGATTCAAGAGTGAACAGTTTGGAAAATGATCCAAACATATTCACATATGTTTCAAATATTATTTTATTAGAAAATTCTGCTTCTTCAATTAAAGTTATACTTGATGCTTATTTACATAATGATTCTGATATTAGAGCATTATATTCAGTAGGTGAAAATAATGATAATTTTGTTTTATTTCCTGGTTATTCAAATATAGATACTAACGGATCTATTATTGATACAAGAAATAATAATGGAAGTCCAGATTTGAAAATTGTGAAGCAAGATAGATTTTTAAATGAACCTTTACCAAATGATTTTAAAGAGTATACATTTACAGTAGATAATTTATCACCTTTCAAACAATTTAGAGTTAAATTAATTGGTACAAGTAAAAATCAAGCATATGTTCCAATTATAAGAAATCTTAGAGTTATTGCTTTAGCATAAAATGAGCTTATTACCAGTAGAAGGGCAACCAGGTCTTTATAGAGACACTAAATCAAATGCAATTGTAAACAATAATACTGTTGAGTATGAAAATTATGTAAAACAGAGAAATGCTAGACAAACAAAAAATACAAAAATTGAAGAACTTGAAAGTGAAATGCATCAAATAAAAGATGATCTTTTTGAAATTAAATCACTATTAAAATCTTTTATTGAAAAATAAACATACATAATAATATAGAAGGTATTTTATACATAAAATGGCTCAACCATCAACAAGACAGGAACTAATAGATTATTGTAAAAGAAAACTAGGAGCACCTGTTCTTGAGATTAATGTTGCAGATGAGCAAATTGAAGATTTGGTAGATGATGCTGTTCAATTTTTTCAAGAAAGGCATTTTGATGGAGTTGCACAAACTTACTTAAAATATCAAATTACTCAAGATGATATTGATAGAGGAAGAGCAGTTGGTTCATCTGGAGTTGGAATTGCTTCAACTAGCGCAACAACAAATATTGAAGGTACTAATACAACATTCAATTATTATGAAACAAGTAATTACTTACAAGTTCCAAATCACATAATTGGGGTCAATAAAATATACCAATTTGAAGGGTCTAATAGTTTATCCAGTGGAATGTTTAGCATTAAGTATCAATTATTTTTAAATGATATTTATTATTGGGGGTCTACTGAACTATTAACATATTCAATGGTTAAGTCATATCTTGAAGATATTAATTTCTTACTTACAACACAAAAACAAATAAGATTTAATAAAAGATCTGATAGATTGTATTTAGACATTGACTGGTCTTCAGTTAGTGTTGGGGAATATTTAATTATTGACTGTTATAGAGCTTTAGATCCATCTTCATACAGTCAAGTATGGAATGATTCATTTCTTAAGCAATATTTAACTTCTCTTATAAAAAGACAATGGGGTCAAAATTTAATTAAATTTCAAGGAGTTAAACTTCCTGGAGGAGTTGAATTTAATGGAAGACAAATATATGAAGATGGGCAAAAAGAACTTGATGATATTATGGAAAAAATGTCCAGTACATATGAACTTCCTCCATTAGATATGATTGGTTAAGAATATGTTAAATCCATTTTTTCTACAAGGATCTAAAGGTGAACAAAATTTAGTTCAGGATTTAATAAATGAACAAATTAAAATGTATGGTATTGATGTTCATTATATACCTAGAAGATTTGTAACTAAAAAAACAGTAATAGAAGAAGTTATTCAATCTGAATTTAATAATGCTTTCCCGATTGAAGCATATGTTTCTTCATATGATGGATATGGTGGACAAGGAACACTTCTATCTAAATTTGGAATTCAAGATGTTGATGAATTAATATTAGTAGTATCTAAGGAAAGATTTGAGACTTATATAGCACCATTAATTAAAAATTTATCAAATATTGAATTATCAACAAGACCAAAGGAAGGTGATTTAATTTATTTCCCTTTAGGTGATAGGATATTTGAGATTAAATATGTTGAGCACGAATCACCATTTTATCAATTGCAAAAAAATTATGTTTATGAGTTAAAATGTGAACTCTTCAGATATGAAGATGAAGATTTTGATACTGATATTGATTATATTGATGATAATATAGTTGATCAAGGATATACAAAAACATTTACAATGGTTGGATCTGGATCAACTGCTACTGCAGTTACAAGTGTTGTAAATGGAGCAGTGTCCTATATTTCAATTACTAATAGGGGAAGAGGGTATACAAGTACACCAACTGTTGCTATTTCAAGTTCACCTTCTCCTGGAGGAACTGCTGCTGGAATTGCAACTCTAATTACTGGTATTGTAGATTTATGCGATCCTACAGGAACGGGATATAGAGTTCAAGGAGTTCAACTTACAAATCCTGGGTATGGGTATACTATTGCACCAAAAGTTGCGTTTTATGGTGGTGGAGGAGAAGGTGCTGAAGCAGTATCATACATTTCTGATGGATCTATAGGTATTGTTACAGTAACAAATGGTGGTTCGGGATATATAACAGCACCTCAAGTTTCTGTTGTTGGATCTTCTTCAACTTCTGCCGAGGTATATTCATCAATTACGAATGGTATAGTTACTTCAGTGACCATTGTAAATAGTGGTGCTGGATATACTGAATCACCTACACTTATATTCAGCAATCCATATATGGTAGGTTTTGGTACATATCAATATAATGAAACTGTAATAGGTTCTGCTTCAAGCACAACCGCTAAAGTTAATTCTTGGAATGCAAATACTAATATTTTAGAGTTGATGAATATATCTGGTGATTTTGAAAATGATGAACTTGTTGTTGGTCAAGAATCTCAAGCAGTCTATAAAATTAGGATCATTGAAGAATTTGATATTACAGATCCATATTCAAGTAATGATGAAATAGAAGAAGAATCTGATACAATTATAGATTTTAGTGAAGTAAATCCATTTGGTATGCCTTGATACTGATTTAATTTGTTAATAAATAATTAATAGTGGGAGACTATCTATGTTTGAGTATTTTTATCACGAAATTATAAGAAAAACTGTAATTGCTTTTGGTACTCTATTCAATAAGATACAAATCAGAAAAACAGATGATTCTGGAAATGTTGTATCTGTTATTGAAGTTCCACTAGCTTATGGTCCAACTCAAAAGTTTTTAGCAAGATTAGAGCAGTCTCCAGATTTAAACAAACCATTTCAAATGAATTTGCCCAGAATGTCTTTTGAGATTTCTGGTATAAATTATGATTCAAGAAGAAAAACAACTGTAACACAAACTTTTCTTTCACATAATATATCAGATAAATCTGATATTAGAAAGGCATATATGCCTGTACCATATGATATTGATTTTGAATTATCAATAATGACGAAGCAAAATGATGATATGCTTCAAGTCATTGAGCAAATATTACCATATTTTCAACCATCATATAATTTAACTGTTGATTTAATAGAATCTATTGGAGAAAAAAGAGATATTCCAATTATATTGAATAATATAACTATGCAAGATGATTATGAAGGTGATTTTTCAACAAGAAGAGCATTAATATATACTTTAAGATTTACTGCAAAAACTTATCTATTTGGTCCTGTTTCTACTGATAATGCAACTTCAGATATTATTAAAAAAGTTTCTATTGGTTTTGTGTCTGGAGAGTCTAATAAATCCCCAACAAGAGAACTTACCTATACTGTAGAACCACAAGCAACTAAAAATTATACCGGAACTGTATTAACAAATATAAGCAATGATGTTGAAGTTTCAGATACTACTATTGAGGTAAATAGTGCTTCTGGTATTTCTAGTAAATCATATATTACCATTAATAATGAAACTTTATATGTTAAGTCAAAAGTAAGTAACAAATTAACTGTTGAAAGAGGTCAATATAATACACCAATTTCACTTCACGTATCAGGTTCTGAAGTAAAGTCAATAACAGCACAAGATAATTTACTTATAGAACCCGGTGATGATTTCGGATTTAGTGATTCTTTTATTTAAGTTATGGGAAATTCAAAAAAGTATAATGGTTTAAATAAAGCCTTTAATATTGAAGAAGATAGTGTTGATGTAGAGGTTTTACCAAGCTCAGATAAAAATTCGTTAAATGAACCTAGTAGTAGTGAAGATATAGTTAGTGATGTAAAAAAAGATTATGAATACACAAGAGGAAACTTATATTCAATTATTGAAAAGGGTCAAGAAGCAATTAATGGAATTATAGAATTAGCTCAAGAAACTGAAGCTCCAAGAGCATACGAAGTTGCTGGTCAGTTGATTAAAAGTGTTTCTGATGCAACTGAAAAATTGATGGATCTTCAGAAAAAATTAAAAGATATTGATAATATTGGTAATAAAAAAGGACCAACAAATGTTACAAATGCACTTTTTGTTGGATCAACAGCAGAACTATCAAAACTTTTAAAACAAAATTTAAATAACGATAATGATGATGTTTAATAAATAAAGAAAACTATTAAAATGAACGAAGATCTTAGAAATTGGTTTTCAAAATCTCATCCAGAAGGAAATTGGAAGAGATATAATACTAAAGGTAAGGCGATTGGACCTTGTGCTCGTGAACCTGGTGAACCAAAACCTAAGTGTCTATCAAATGAGAAAGCAGCAAAAATGTCTAAAAGTGAAATTGCTTCTGCTGTAAAAAGAAAAAGAAAAAAAGACCCAGTAGCAGATCGCAAAGGAAAGGGAGGAAAACCTAAAATGGTGTCCAATAAAATTGACGAAGGACTTTTAGACAAAATAAGAAAAAATAAAAGTAAAAAATCTGAAACCAATGTGACTTATGATGGAATGACTCAGGATCAAATTAGAGCACAAAATCAACAAAAAAGAATAAGTAAACAAATTAGAAATGATGTTGATAATAAAATTTATGATGATCCTTGGTTAAGAAATGCTCCTTCTAGTGAAAAAAAGTACCATTATCGACAACTTCGTGGAGAGCAAGTTGAAGAAGTTAGATATTGTCCATTATGTGAAAAGAAGGAAAAAAGAAGTGAATGTTCTTATGGTCCAAAAGTTTGGGATAAAGTGACTGTAGATAAATTTGATTTGAGTTCTGATATAGAGGAAGAAAGAAAACAACCAGATCACGAACATTCAATGATTCGTTCCGAACTTGAGACTATTAGAAAAGCAGTAGATCGCCTCAAGTCAAAAATGAAGGGAGAGGGAAATGTAGAAGCTTGGGTTCAATCTAAAATCACAAAAGCAGCAGATTATATTGATTCAGCAGCTGATTATATTGATAGTGGTGAGCATAATGTTCACGGATCTATGGATGAAGCAAAGAAAGATCCTTGTTGGAAGGGATACAAGCAAGAGGGGATGAAAAAGAAAGGAAATAAAATGGTTCCAAATTGTGTTCCAGTGAATGAAACATCTTTTGAAATTAAGCATACACCTGCAGATGTAAGGAGGGCAGAAAAGAAGAAAAAAATTAGTGTTCTTGCACAACAAGGTTCTACTAAAGGTGAAAGATCAGCAGCTGCTCGTAAAGCAGGAGTTTCTTTACCATCATTGAAAAAGGAAGAAATTTCTCTTGTGGATAAAATTATCCTTGAGATGGAATCGGAAGTTCTTAATGAGAAGAATGTTCCAACAAATCCATCACTCTGGTCTAAAATGAAGTCTAGAGCAAAAGCAAAATTTGATGTTTATCCTTGTGTTCCTTTAGATTCTCAAGCAATTACTAAAGATGGATTAAAAACTTACGATGAATTAAAAATTGGAGAAAATATTTTAACTTATAATATTAATAAGGATATTTTAGAGTGGAAACCAATTTCACATCTTCATTTTTATGAACAAGCTCCATTAAAAAGAATTTACAAAAAAACTGGTTTTTCACTAAGAGCAACTGAAAATCATAAATGGGTTGTTAGATCTGGTAATGAATATCAAAATATTTCTTTAGTTGAAACAAAAGATATTCATAAAAGAATGCGAGTAGTTACTTGTGCATCTTTAGAAGAAAATAAGAGTTTTAATTTATTTGAAGAAAAGTGGTCAAAAAAAGATAATTGGGTTGAAAAAGTTTTATCTTGGAATAAAGAGCAGAGAGAAGTGTACTTAGCTTCATCAATCGTATATGATGGTTACGATAAAGGGGGTTCTACAAAAATAAGAGATAGACATACTTTCGGATTTACTCAAAAAAATGATGATCATTTTTGGGCAACTCTACTTTCAGCATATTTAAATGGATATTATGTATCTTTTTATGAAAAAACTGATTGTATTACTGGAGCAACTATCATAAGAAATAAAAAATATCACTCTACACAAAATTTAATAATTGAGGATGATGGTGTAGAGGATGTTTGGTGCCCAACAACTGAAAATAATACTTGGGTAATGGTACAAAATGGACTTATAACAATTACTGGTAATTCTGCTTATGCTAATGGTTGGGCTGCGAAAGAATATAAAAAGGCGGGTGGAAAATGGAAATCAATAAGTGAAGAAATTGAAATTCAAGATGCATATGGAGAAACATTTGCGGTAGTTGATGATGTAATCAAAGCAGATCCAATTGTTTGTGAACGATGTGGACAAAATCCTTGTATTTGTGATCAACTTATGGGATATAATGAAGTCAATGAAACTATAAGAATTCCATCAAAAACTGGAAATATTATTCTTGTAACTCTCAATTGGAGAGGAAAGTATTATGCAATAAAGATGTTCTTTCCACAGGTTTCTACTCCAACCAGAAGAGATGTTCAGGATCAAATTGATAAAGTATATCCTGGAGCAAGAGTTTTAGCATATAATATTTCAGATATTAAACCAGGTGAGCAGTTTTTACAAACTGAAGATTGGCAAAAAGTCAATCGTAAAGATAAGACAGATGGATTGAGTCAAAAAGCAGTTGATGCATATCGTCGTGAGAATCCGGGTTCTAAACTACAGACTGCAGTAACTGAAAAAAATCCAAAAGGTGCTCGAAAAAAACGTCAAGGTGCATTTTGTAGCAGATCTGCTGGACAAAGGGATATGCACAATATTGATTGCTCTAAAACTCCAGATAAACCAATTTGCAAAGCAAGAAGAAGATGGAAATGCTAATTCATACCTTTTCATTACATAAATAATAATAAAAGAAGCACTATTCAAGTTTCAGTTAGAAAGAAATTGATTGACTGGAACTCCTTATAAATTGACACTTGTATGTGCTACGAATAGTGCTGGTGCTGATGTTTTTGCTTCATTAGACTGGGAAGAAATTAGTAGGTAATTCTTATGAGTGATGTATATTTAGGTAATCCTTTACTGAAAAAAGCAAATACTCCGATTGAATTCACTCAAGAACAAATTGAGGAGTTCATTAAGTGTCAGAATGACCCAGTTTATTTTGCAAATAATTATATTAAAATCGTATCACTAGATAAAGGTTTAACACAATTTCACCCCTATGAGTTTCAGGAAAAACTCATTAATCGATTTCATGAGCACAGATTTAATATCTGTAAGATGCCACGTCAAACTGGAAAATGTTTTAATATAAATACAAAAATAAGAATAAAAAATAAAAAAACTGGTAAAATATTAGAACTAAGTATTGGTGAATTTTATGAAAAACTCAAGAAAAAAAGTGATACTGACGTGCCTTGATTGTGGTGAAGTCATAAAAGGCGGATCTCATATGTCAAGGCACGTAAAAATTAGTCACGGATATTCTTCTTATGATGAATATAAAATTAAACACAATCTAATAAAGACGGAATCCGATCTAAAATCTGAAGGTGCAATTTCTTGTAAACTTTGTGGATTATTTTCTCACGACTTAACTTCACACATACTAAGAACTCATAAAATTTCACCAAAGAAATATAAAGAAGAATATGGCGAAATTAGAAGTGAAAAGTATTTAACCAATCAATCAAAAAATATTGCTGGAGAAAAAAATCCTGCATATAATCATAATGGAAAATATTCATCACTATCAAAAAATTTTATATATGCCGATAGTGTAGACAAAAAATCGATAATTGATAAAATATCAAACTCCAATAAAAATAATGGGAATAATGATACTACATTAATATATTGGATTAATGGGGGGTTTACAGAAAAAGAATCTAAAGAAAAAATAAAAGAAAGGCAAACAACTTTTACATTAGAAAAATGTATAGAAAAATATGGAAAAGAAAATGGGATATTGAGGTGGAAAGATAGGCAAGAAAAATGGCATAATAGTTATAAGAAAAGTAAAAAGAATGGATACTCTAAAATATCACAAGAACTCTTTTGGAAATTATTTGAAAGAATTGATATAGATGTAAAAAAGTTTATATTTTTTGCTGAACTTAATGAAGATAAAAATCTAGATACTAGTGGATTAAACAATGAATACAGATTAAATCTTGATAATAGATTTATTTTTCCAGACTTCATAAATATTGATAGTAAAAAAATTATAGAATTTGATGGCACTTATTGGCACGGAAAACACATAATTAAAAATACAAATAGATTGAGAGATCATCAGAGAGATGAAATTATAATTAGAAATGGATATAGTGTTCTTCATATTAAAGAAGAAGATTATAGAAATGACAAAAATGATGCTGTTGAAAAATGTTTGGAGTTCTTAAATGGATAAATTCATTGAACAAATAGAAACTGATGAATGGGAAATTGAAACTCCTTCTGGATGGCAATCATTTTCTGGAGTAGGAAAAACCATAGAATATGAAGAATGGGAAATCATAACTGAAAATGGAAAATCTCTAATATGTGCTGATGAACATATATTAATAACTGATAATTGGGAAGAAAAATTTTGTAAAGATCTTAAAATTGATGATTATATACAAACTATTGATGGAATAGAAAAAATAGATAAAATTGAAAAAAAATCAGGAAAATCAAATATGTATGATGTTCTTGATGTTGAAAATGGAAATATATTTTATAGTAATGGGATTGTTTCCCA